CCATAGCACAATAACTTGCATTAGGGACACCATACCAAATTCCGTATGGGTTTTCATTCATAGGTCCTTCAACAAAACCTATTTGGCTTCTAGCAACATTTAATACATCTAGTGCTGTTGCCATTTTTAGTTACCTTCTTGTGGACCCTCGCCCTTTGCGTTCCGAGCGGTGCCCATTTTATCAGGAGCGTTTAAAGTTCTATTTTGATCACGTGTTTTATTTCCACTTGCATCAGATGCTGCATCTTGTGCTGCTTTAGGATTAATAACTAGCACTGCATCACCGCCTTCAAGTGGAGCCATTCCACGACGTGCACGAACTTCGTTAGGAGTAATAACTTGATCCTTTAGATATCTGTCATCAATACGAGATTGAGTTTCTTCATCTGTAAGTGCAAGTTCATTAAATCTTAAAACAAACGCATCAGTAAATTCTCTGATAATCAAGTTTATTTTAAATTCTAGCTCTTCTTGACGTGGACGGCATACTTGCTCTTTAAATGTTTTATCAGCATCTTTAGCATTTGCCAATGACACATTCGCAGGCATACCTAATTTAGAAACTGGAACACGATGAGAAAGAAGAATACGATCTCTGTTTTCTACTGCATAGTTTCTGAATGAAGAATCTTGTATCCCCGCCTCAATTGGTTCCATGTTAAATTCAACACGACCTTGTTCACCATCTGATGGAAGCGGGATATAAAGAGTTCTGTGGTTTCTACCCTTTAGTCCAGTCTGGAAAAACTCTAGTAACTTACGTTCTGAATCAGCAGTAAGTTTTGCACCTTTTACTGTAATGATATAGCGTGGGACAGCTTTGTTTTCAAAGTAATCCAAGTTGAAGCGTTGAGCAAATTCATCACCTGCAACTGCATTTTTTGCTGACAAAACGTCTGGTACACCATAGTAGGTATTTGACGGAGTAAACACTTTAAAGTGAATAACTTCGTTTGGCTGGGGATCAGTACCTATCTGATCTGGGGTCTCGGTATCACCGAAGTTTCTAAAGAATGTGTAGCGGTTATAAACAACTTGAACAAATCCGTCACGGTGACGGCGAATACGCATTGTTGTTGTAGGAATATGACCAATGTAGCCAATCTTACCAGTTGATGTACGACCAACTTCAAGATAAGCATTTCCTGTTGATTCTAGGTCAATGAAGATCTTTTTCATTGTCTCTGTAAATGAATCATCAGAGTTAAGAGATTCTAGGAACTCCCGCATCTCTTCTTTAAGGCCTTCAAGCTTTGAACGCAACTTGTCAAGCTTTTTAGGCTGATCCATTACTTCTTCAATCTTTGCAGTTGTTGCCCATGTGTTTTCAAATTTATAACCGAGCCCGACAACGTTGGCAGCTTTAGCATTTACAGCAGAGTGATGATATGGGGAGATATCATAAAGCTGTGCCAAATATAGTACGTTGTAAGGAGGTTGAACAATCTGGAAAAGAGAATATCCTGTAAGGTCAAGCGGATCTAACTTCTTAGACTTTGCATCACCAACACCAGTAAATGACTTTTCCATTCTATTTACTTGACGACGGAAATTAGGACTTAGGCCATCTGCCTTCTTAATATCTGACCAAGTTGCATTAAACGGGTCACCAAAATCGTGCTCTATAGTATGTGATGGGGCATCCAGCTTTACTGTGATCCCACCCTCATCTTCATCAATACTGTCATCAATTCTTAAATTAGCCATATTTTTTATAAAGCTTTAACCAAGCTTCATGTCCCTCATTTCTTTAACATAATCCATCATAGCTGGAAGGTCATGCTCATCTGGAACAAGTCCCATTTCCATTCTTTGCTTTTGCATTTCAAGCTCTTCATCTGTAACGGGTCTGTGACCAGACATAAATAATGGTGTTCCATCTTCTAGGCCGTAGTGCTTTGCTGCATCCTTTAGCTTTTTAATCTGGCGAATGTCGCCTTTTAGGGATGGGATACTCAAATATGCACCCTCTTCATCCATAACAACCTTACCATCTGGCATCTGCCAAACATAAAGGCCCCAATTAACTTCTTCTACGACGGTTGTACGCATCTTGCTCATATGCCAATAATACCACCTAAGTCTTAAAAACGGAACATATGGCTGCCAAAAATGAGTTATACGGTAATACTTATGGGATGAGGGTATGCCAGAACTGGTTGCCCACCGTTATATCCAGTCACAGTGCTTGAATATTCTCCAATTGTACCTATGCTGTCAGTATTAGATGATACTGTAACTTGTGCAACATTGCTAGACAGGAATTCTAAGTATCTTGTCTGTGCATCCCCTTGGGCAAATGCTGAAGGATATAGGCTTATATAGCCAAATGTGCCGTATGAGAAAGTCTGTAGTCTTTGATCCCCGCCCAAATATATCTGTGCGTTTGTTTGGTTTGGATATACGCAAACGAAATGATATGCCTCGCCCTGGCTTAATACACGACCTGCAGCTAAAGATACACCGTTTATAAATACATTTGAAAAACCATTTGAATAAACAATGTTTGTGGCGGGATCAATATATAGCTTTGCAGATAGACCTACTGTGTCCAATATCGTTTGAGCAATACTTGAGCTTACAGAATCATATCTAAACCAGAACTCTATCGTTTGATATGTGGCAGTTCCATTAACAGTATTAATTGTAGCCACAGAATTACTATTCTGAATTTGTGCCACCTTGATGCCAAAATTGCTTGTACGTGAAAGAATATTAAAGAAATTATTCTTAATTGAATAAGTGTCTCCAATGTAGCTGCCTTGTCTTGGCGCCAATACGAAAGCTCCCGCATCTGAGAAAATTTCTAGGTTCTTATAAAAATTAATCAAAACTTTATCTACTCTAGGTAACTGTAGGGATGAGGAGTCTTGAACCGATAAGATAGCTCTGAATGTTATATCTGGATATGCTACTTGTGAATTATCTGCAAACTTTGTTACTGGATAGCCATTTGTTATTTGATTCCAAGTAGTGCCGTTGTCCATGGAGTACTGGAACACTACACTTTCATTTAAGCTTACTACAGAATTATCGGAAGTTCCAGTTTCCCAAGTTACTCTTGACCCAAATATCTTGTTAAGTTGAGAAGATAGAACTCCGTATGTCCATGTTCCAATCTGTGAAACTGCAAGACTGCTTATAAAAGGTATTGTTAGCATATCGTTTGATCCGTACAAAGAATATGTAGATGGATTAATGTATGAGTTCAATATTGAAACATTGCTTATGCTGCCCGATAATGGGATAGTTGTTGCAGATGAATACTGATTACCAAAATAAAGATTTAAATTAGAATAAGTATAGCTTGGAAGATTGCCTGATACTGAGCTGCTACCCGATAAATAAATTGTTGCAATATTGTTATTTATTGATAGTCCAAAATTATAGTTTCCGTTTGAAGCAACAGCGGTTGGAACTTGAGCAATTATAGTGTCTGTAGAGGCATATGGGTAGTAGTTAGCTACGCTATGATAGTAAAGCGTTAGTTTGTTATCTGTGCTTTGAGCTAGATATAGGGATTCGTTGTTGTTAATTCCATCTATAGCCAGTATAGTTGCTGGGGATGAACCTCCGTTAAGGGTCCAATTTATTTGACCTAGTATTGAAATCCCGCCCAAAGAATAATACTTTGATAGATTTGAAAACATAGCTCCAGCTGTTGATGTTACTGACAGACCATTAGATGCTGTTAATGTGCCTGATCCACTTTTTGTTAAAGATGGAATAGTCTGCAAAGTCATTCCAGTTTTATCAACAATTAAATTGTTAATGACACCACTTCTATAATTTGCTGGATTTGTAAAGTCTTTTTGATAAGCAAGCATATTGGGGTCATCTTTAATATCAAAGAAGAAACCACTTGACTGCTTTACATAATTTTGCGGGGATGAATCATAAGTTCCCCAAACCATGTGAGACTTGATTTGATTATCTGACAAAACATAATCATAGAATGATAGATCATTTATTGTAAATTTGTTGTTTGATCCTGATGGACCAATCTTATAAAAATACTCTGGAGATGATGAATATGAATTGTGCCAAATAAAGTTCTGGCTAACTTGTGTTGCTTGTCCAAACAACGAGTTAACGCCAATATTAATTGATCCCTTTGAGTAGTAAAAGAATATATGCATCTGTGAATCCCATGAGGATACCTGTTTATATGTTGTATATGAAAGATTAGTTCCAGCTACTTTATCTTTTCCATTAACTGTAAAGTAAATCTTATCGTTGTTTATATAGGCTTTAGCAATAACTTCTGGGCTACTCCCGCCCGATTGTACTTGGAAAACAACATTGTCTGTTGGCGGGTTTGAATCAAAAGCCAACCACATTTCAACACCAAAAGTTAAATTCTCTGTTCCTGTATAGAACATGTTGTAAAGAGGTGTTGATCCAGTTCCTGTTGGACTGTATTGGTTTTGTATGCCAATCTCAGAAGTTGAATTTATCTTGCATCCTGCAAGTTGTGTGTCATAATTTGAAAGTGTTGCAAGTGGCAAGATGTCCAAAAAGTTGGGGGAACCTAAAGTATATGCTGCATGGTTCCCACCTTGTGATATATCCTGCAATGTAAATGTAATTGGATCTGCCCCATAGTTAGGCTCAGCATCTAGCCAATCTTGATATGTCTTATACTCCAGCAAAATTGTTGCATAAGTTCTCAAGCTAGATGTGCCATTTAAAGGCCAAAATGCTATTGGATTATCCCTGAGAACTACTTGTTTATATGACATAAGACTATTTTACTATGTAATCGGGTTATTTGAAAGTCCCGCCTAAATAAGGCGGGATGGAATCAAATTGACTTCAAATTTCTTTTATTAGGATGGAGAATAATAGAGTCTTCTAGAGTTACGTCTCTTTTTCCTACAAATCCGCCTTCTTTATCCAATTTCTCTCTTGCTGAAGTTTCATCTTCTGCAAAAATGTGAATCATCATATTTACATTAAATGTAAAGCACTTCATAACTTTTTCATCTTCTTTTGGTGTTACTTTAGCCATTTATTCTCCTATGTTATTTTGCTACAAAAATATTTAACCGCTATGTAAAATAGCGGCTAAATATCACATTTTTATTTTATTTATTATGCTTGTGGAGCTACAACTTCATCCCAAGACTTCTTATCTTCGTCCCAGGTATAAAGCTTGCCATCTGTAGGATATGCAACAGGTGCAGTCCATGTGTAGGTTGTCTTATCTAGAGTCCATGATGGAAATGGTTGTGGTGCAGCAAATCCTGTACCGTCCCATGAATATCCAATTCCAGCATAGTTGAATCCAACTTGTGGCTTACCGTCTGGCTGACCATCTGGACCGTAGTGTACTCCACCACGAGTGTTGTATGATGTAGCGATCCACGTTCCACCAAGTCCTAATGTGTTTGCAAGGAAGTTATGGCCATCTGCTGCGTCTGCGTCAGAGACAACAAGAACACGAACCACCTTATTATCTGAATCAATTTCGGCCATATGTGCCATTTATTTCTCCTTAGTTATTTTAAATTATGCAGTTAATGCTGCAATTTCTTCTGCTGTAAGTCCAAGTGAAGATAGCTTTGCTACCGCACTTGCTTTTGCTGCTGCTGCCGCAGCATCTGCTGCTGCCTTTTCTTGAGCTGCTGTAGCTGCCGCTGCTGCTGCTTGATCGTTAGCTGCAATCTCGGCGGGAGTCAAAGGAACAATCTTTTGTTCTCCTGTAGAGCAATCAACAATAATCTTTGTTGGTGTATCTGACATTTTATACCTCCTGTTACTTTCTATATTATAGCATTATTTGTTTATTTAGCATATTGCTAGTTTACTGGATAACGAATTATTACTAGGCCAGATCCGCCAGCGCCGCCAGCATAGGTAGTTCCAGAAGTTCTGCCGCCTCCACCACCGCCGCCGCCTGTGTTTGCAGTTGCTGCAGATGCGTTTCCACCCGTGCTTCCTGATGAACCTCCGCCAACAGAGGCGGTTCCAGCAGTAACGCTTAATTGCGAATCTCCTCCACCACCACCGCCTGAAGCTATATAATATATTCCTCCTGAATTTACGCCTGTCTGTGTTGCATAATGCCAAGCAGTGTAGGTTGAGGAGCCTGGTCCTCCATTACCTGATTGATAGTTGCCTGGAGCTGCTTGTCCTATACCACCTGCGCCACCACCACCGCCTGAAGCAGTTACTCCTGAAGCGCCAGCGCCTCCAGCGTAGCCTTCTACTGGAGAGTAACCTCCAGCATTACCAGAGCCTCCAGGCTCACCAGAACCAGCGCCACCGCCCGAACCACCTGACATAGCGTTGTTTGTTGCATAAGAACCTGCTCCACCGCCACCTGTAGCTGATATACCATTAACAGAAGAATTGGTTCCAGGGTTACCTTGTGCAATATTTCCTTGAGTAGCTCCACCCGCACCAACTACAACTGCATAATTTGTTCCAGCCGTGTAGTTTAACGAGGAAAGATATCTAAGTCCGCCTGCACCGCCTCCAGCACCGTACCCGCCTGACCCTGAACCTCCGCCCGCAACCAAAAGAATCTCAGCATTTTTAATTTGCTCGGTAGGCTGAAAAGTTCCTGTAGAAGTAAAAGTATGATAAATATAGTTACCAGCACCCACTACAGTTCCACCAGTAGCTTTAGCTCCTGAACCAATTCCGTAAAGAGTAAAGGTAGAGTATTGAACAAAGGAACCTTGAATTGGAGCAATAACTAAACTTGTTATTGCCGATGTGTTAGCCCAAAGATTTGCGCCCAACCAAGCAATTGCTACTGACCCATTGTTTTCAGTAACCGCATCAACTGACCAACTTTTGTTATTTGATGACGTATAATTTGGAATATAAATTTCAACATTTGAAAACGTGTTTGTTGTTGCAGTAGAACCAGCAGCAAACCCACCTGTTGGATTTGTGTCAACATTAGAGTACGCGCCTGAACCTTGTCCGTATACAGATTTAGAGCTCAGACCAGTTGTGGAATTAGTTGGCCGCAGTTGAACGTCTGCCCAAGTAGTAGTTCCATTTTGCGAGGTAGAACGAGCCGACGTAACAATCTTTAAATCTGTATAGTTTTGAGGGATATTATTAAACGTAATTGATGTTTCGCCGCCAGCACATACAATAGTTTGAATAGCAGAGTATGTTTTAGCCATTAGGATAAATACCTTACTACTATAAGACCAGAGCCGCCAACGCCGCCAACGGTTTTTCCTCCGCCACCACCAGAACCAGTATTGGCAACCGCGTTAGCACCAGCTCCACCTACAGAACCATTGCCCGCGCCGCCTAATCCACCGTTACCAGCAGTACCACCAGAGTTAATTGCACCGCCACCACCACCAGCGATGTATCCGCTAACGCCTAAACCTAATGTTGTTAACGCGCTAGATAATCCGCCACTCCAGTTGGTAACTGTATTAACACCATCGCCACCGTTACCAGCAGCACTTGAATTACCGTTACTTCCAGCAGTTCCAGCACCGCCACCACCCGCAGCGCCATAATAAGGACTATTAGAGCCAACCGCAGAACCACCAGCATTTCCCTGACCAGATGTGCCTGATGCGCCAGCAGTTCCGTTACCGCCACCGCCACCTGAACCGCCGCTAAGTGGTGCTACACCAGCATCGTAACCACCGCCGCCGCCGCCAACAGAAGCAGTCAATGATGCGAATTGTGAATTACCGCCAGATGCACCAGCAGCAGCAGATGATGTTCCTGCGCCACCAGCTCCCACCGTGCAAGTGTAGCCAGTACCGCTAGTTAATGATTGGGATGCAAAAGCTAATACGCCACCCGCTCCGCCGCCACCACCGTTAGAGTTAGACGAACCGCCACCGCCCGCAACAACCAAAATATCAGCGGTAAGGGCTTGGGCTGGGATAAAGTTGCCTGTTGATTTAAATGCGTGATATGTGTATGTACCATCAGAGGTAATAAGGTCTCCACCAATAGCTTTTGTAGGAGTAATAGACGCCACATCTGCAGCTTTAATGCCGTAAATAGTAAATGTAGAACCAGAAGCAATGTTGCCCGCAGAAACAGTCATAGTTAAAGAAGTAATAGGGTTATAAGACTTCCACATACCAGCAAGAGCTAAAGCCTGTGTAGAACTAGCTTCGTCATTTCTAGAAACAATTGATTTATACATATTTGTATTTGTGTAGTTCATCAAATGAAATCTAAACATAGAAGGGTTTGTAGTAGAAGAGGAATAATCTGCTGGAATACCTAACGTTCCAGCACTGATACGGCCACCCGAAGCGCTTGAACCAGTTCCAAACATGTAGTTAGAGCCGTAGTTAGCTGCTGTATCGCCGTTAAACTGAACGTATGTATTATTGTTAGCTGAAGTGTGTGTAGTGCTTCCAACTATTATTAGGTCAGTGTAATTCTGAGGAATGTTAGAAAAAGTAACCGAAGCAGTTGCTGTCCCAAGAGTTTGAGTAGCAATAAAGTTGTACGTAGATGCAGAAATAGAAGACATTAAGATGCCGCCTTTATTCCGTAAAGAGCAAACTGAGAGAATTGAGCAAAGCTTCCTGAGCCCTCAGTTAAGGTAATAGTATTTATAGCTGTGTTGTAGTTATTCCATGCTCCAGAACCAAAATAAACTTCTCCAGCACTGTTGGTGTCATAGCCACCAAGATATTTAACAGTTTTGTTTTTTGTAACGTTGGCGTAATCTAGTACATCAATAATTACACTACCGAATACTCCAGCAGAGTCAGCAGCTGTTGCGTAACGGTCAACTTCAATCCAATTTTGTGTAGCTCTTCCTAAAGCTGATACTGTGGATGTTCCATTGCCGTTCATAAAGTGCCAAAAGTAATTAGCTCCAGCATCTGCTGAGCTGTTTCCTACTTGTAGTTCAAAGAAAGAACCATTCTGGTCTGAGCGACTAGAACGTGCAGTTACTCGTAGTTGTAAATGCGTATAATTTTGCGGGATGTTAGAAAAAGTCACAGAAGATTGACCAGCAGCAGGAACTACAACAGTAGCAATAGACTGAAAATCGTTCTGTACGGTAGTTTGATCCCATAGCTTTGTTGACTTAGATCCATATATACCTGCACCATTTAGATGTTTAAATGACATTTTCTACCTCCCGCCCTTTAATTTTACCATTTTAATTATATTAAGCCTTATAACGAACAATGACAATGCCAGAACCGCCAGCAGAACCAGGCCCATTACTAGAAGTTCCTCCGCCACCACCGCCCGTATTAGCGGTTCCAGGAAAGTTTACTGAGCTATCCTCAGAGCCGTTTCCTCCACCCCCATAACCACCATATCCAGCGTTTTCAAATCCTTGGTCCGCATTACCAAACCCGCCGCCGCCGCCTCCTGCGTAGTAACGTACTCCGTTTACAAGCTGACCAGTTTGCGTTGCAAGGCCCCACGCGGAATATGCCCCAGAACCTATGCCACCGTTTCCAGCGGAGTTGTTGCCCGTAGCACTGCCTCCAGCACCGCCAGCGCCACCACCGCCTCCTCCTGGAAAGTTTGCGGATGTAAAGTTTCCGTTGTTACCGCCATTGTTTCCTTGGCCAGAGGTTCCAGCCCCACCTACATACGAAGTTGAGCCACTGCCACCCGCAGCTCCTCCAGAGCCACCAGAGTTACCTGACGTGTCTCCGTGACCAGCCCCACCGCCTCCGATAGCTAACGTAGTTCCAAAGTACGAATTAACGCCATTTCCACCGCTTGTACTAGCACTTCCTCCTGCGCTTCCGCCAGCACCAATTTGAATAGGGTACGAAGTTCCAGCTGTTAAAGACTGGTTAAATAACCCAACTAAACCGCCAGCACCGCCTCCACCCATGCTTCCTCCCCCACCTCCAGCAACTACTAGCACATCGGCAAGTAGTTTAGTTGTAGGCTGAAAAGAGCCAGCAGATAAAAATGTATGATAAACGTAAGAGCTATCTGTGGTGATAAATCCGCCAGTAGCTTTTATGGAGTTACTTAAAATAGTAGAGGTGTTTTTAATCCCATAAAGAGCAAACTCTGAGTATTGAATAAACCCAAGTGTTACATCCAGTTTTAAACTTATTGAGGTAACGGCAGCGTT